GATAACTTAAGGCCCCTTAAGACACTTAAGGGGACCCTATTGCCCATGAATAATGAAATAGATACTGATTTAGTTGTGCCTCTTGGGAGTGTGTCTCTTGATGATGTGCTGCCCTCTTCAAAGAAGGGTGTCATCACCAGAAAGACCACCAAGGGTAGACCCCCAAAGGCTTCCTTAAAGCCTAAGCCCAGACCTGTGGGGAGACCAAAGGGTGATGCAGCCATCATCAATGAGTACAAGCAAAGGATGCTTGCCTCCCCTAAGTCAGCTAAAGTTCTTGACTCTATTTTTAATGCAGCACTGAATGATGACCATAAGAACCAAGCAGCAGCATGGAAACTACTTATGGATAGAATGCTACCTGTCTCTGCTTTTGAGCAGGAGATTCAAAAGAACAATGGAAAGTCTGCAATCACAATCAACATCTCAGGTCTTGTGTCCTCCTCAACAGACCAAGGTGATACATTAGACATAGACCCCCTCTCCCAGGACGCTGTAGACGGTGAATACTTTGAAACCTAAGATTTACCATGGTCAAAAAGCAGTTGATAAGGTCTGTGAAGTGTACAATCTAAAGAAGCCCTTGCCCCTCCCTATGGAAACTATAATCCTCCATGAGGGGTACTGTGATGGTGAATACAAGGACGATAAGGGTGTGATAACCAAAGGTGTGGGTCAAACAAGGTTTTACCTTGATAAACCATTCCCTGAAGTGTATGAATCCTTTGTAAGACAAACCAAAGACCTCACTCCTCAATTTGAGTTTCTCAATGAGGAGACTCAAGCAGCGATCCTAAGTGCCATGTACAGGGGAGACTGGCAACAGTCCAGAAAGACCCGTATGTTGTTTAACCAAGGTAAGTTCAAAGAGGCTGCTAAAGAGTTCTTGAATAACAACGACTACAATCAAAGAAAACTTAACAACACTAATGATGGTGTGGTTAAGAGAATGGATTACATTGCCAAGGTGATTGCAAGTAATGAAGTATAGTATTGGCAAGAATCTAACAGCAGGTGTATCCAATACTATCCTGACAGTGCCTACGGGTTACCATGCCGAAGTCACTATGTTGTTTATCTCCAACATTGGTGGCTCCACTAAAGCAGTGACTTCTGCTTGGCACGATGGATCAACCATTACTTTTCTTGGTGGTAAATCAGTAGGTGCTTCTGACTTTGTTCAGTTTGGTGGTCCTTTGGGGTCTTTCCTGATTATGACGGATGGTGACTACATGACCATCACCCCTGAAGCAGGAAGCACGTTTACCTGTATTATCTCCTTCCTCCTTTACCCCCACCAAGCCACTAACTTCACCTTCTGATGACTGAACTTAACGTCAAGCTACTCAAGTGGCAACAGACAGTCTGGAAGAACAATGAGCGATTCCAGGTCATTGCTGCCGGTAGACGTTGTGGTAAGTCCAGATATGCAGCATGGAGAATGATTGTAGCTGCCCTTGACTCCAAGCCAGGGGAAGTTTGGTACATAGGTCTTACCCAAGGTAACGCCAGGGACATTATGTGGTCTTTGTTGCATGACCTAGCAAGACCTGTGATTAGATCCTCCCATGTAAATAACCTACAGATTACATTAATCAACGGTTCCATGATCTCCCTCAAGGGTTCAGATAGACCGGACACCATGCGAGGTGCTTCCTTGAAGCTGGCTGTACTGGACGAGGCTGCTTTTATGAAGTCCTCGGTATGGGAAGAGATCATTAGACCTGCTTTGGCTGACCAAAAGGGCAAAGCAGTGTTCATTGGTACCCCTGAAGGTAGAAACTGGTTTTATGAACTCTTTGCTTATGCAGATAAGGCGGAAGATACCGATTGGGCTGCCTATCATTTCACCAGCTACGACAATGAAATGCTTGATAAGGAAGAAATTGACAATGCAAAGAAGTCAATGTCAACCCATATCTTCAACCAAGAGTTCCTAGCGTCCTTTAACGCCAAGGAATCAGAGCTTTTCAAGGAGTCCTGGCTGAAGTTTGACACTGAGGAGCCTGAAGGGGGTGATTATTACATCTCCATTGACCTTGCAGGCTTTGAACAGGAAGGTAAAGCAAAGAAGAAACGTCTTGATGACTCAGCAATGTCCATCGTAAAGGTCACCGATGAGGGACTTTGGTGGGTTAGAGAGATCAAAAGTGGCAGGTGGTCCTTTGATGAGACCATCAGAAACATCTTTTGGGCTGTTCAAAAGTACAAACCCATTGCTGTGGGTATTGAGAAGGGGATTGCCAAGCAAGCAATCATGTCCCCTTTGACTGATATGATGAAAAAACACAATTTGTTCTTTAGGGTAGAAGAGCTAACCCACGGGAACACCAACAAAACAACCCGAGTTGTCCACGCATTGCAGGGTAGATTTGAACATGGAAGGGTTATTCTCAATGAAGGTGAGTGGAACATTAAGTTCATTGACCAATTGATGCAATTCCCTTCCGTTCTAACACATGATGACTTGATAGATAGTCTTGCCTATATTGACCAATTGGCAAAAGTGTGTTATTCTTATGACTTTGAAGTGGACGAATGGGAAGAATTTGATCTTGTAGCGGGATATTAAGTAATGCTTGAAAACTATACTGCTGAGACTGAAGAACTCCTCGTAGAGCAAGATCTTGCTTCTTGGGTTCTTGATAAGTGCCAACAATGGCGTGACCACTACGAAAGCAATTACCAGCTTAAGCACGACGAATACTACCGTCTGTGGCGTGGAATCTGGTCTGTTGACGACGTAGAGCGTCTTTCCGAGCGTTCACGCATCATTGCTCCTGCACTTCAGCAGGCAGTGGAGTCCAATGTGGCTGAACTTGAGGAAGCCACCTTTGGTCGAGGCAAGTGGTTTGATATTACGGACGATATGAATGATCCTGACCGTAGGGACATCCAGTATCTTCGCAATAAACTCTCCGAAGACTTTGAGAAAACCAAAGTACGTAAGGCAGTGGCTGAATGTTTGATCAATGCTGCTGTCTTTGGCACCGGCATTGCTGAAATCACCATCTCCGAAGAGAAGGAAATGTCTCCTGCTACGCAGCCTCTGATGAACGGACAGCTTCAGGCTGTAGGTGTCAACATCAAGGACCGTACTGTCGTCAAACTTCGCCCTGTAATGCCCAATAACTTCCTCATTGACCCTGTAGCCACCAGCATTGAAGAGGCTATGGGGTGTGCCATTGATGAATTTGTCTCTCGTCATCAAGTAGAGCTGCTTCAGGAGAAGGGTGTGTACTCCGATGTGTACATTGCCGATGCTCCTTCCGATACGGACCTTGAGCCTGACCAAGATCTGACTGTTTACAACGACGATAAGATCCGTTTGACCAAGTATTATGGTCTTGTGCCCCGTAAGCTCCTTGAGTCCGTAGAGGACAATGCTGAAATTATTAAACTCTCCGAGGACGAAGGAGAAGATTCCAATTCCATGTACATTGAGGCAATCGTAGTCATTGCCAATGAAGGTGTTTTGCTCAAGGCAGAGCCCAATCCCTACATGATGCAGGATCGCCCCGTCATTGCTTTCCCTTGGGACATCGTACCCAGCCGTTTCTGGGGTCGTGGAGTCTGTGAGAAGGGCTACAACAGCCAGAAGGCACTGGACACGGAGCTACGTGCCCGTATCGACGCACTCGCCCTCACAGTGCATCCTATGATGGCTATGGACGCCACTCGTTTGCCCCGTGGAGCAAAGCCTGAGATTCGTCCTGGTAAGATTATCCTCACCAATGGAGACCCTCGTGAGATCCTTAATCCTTTCAATTTTGGACAAGTTAACCAAATTACGTTTGCACAGTCGCAAGCTCTTCAGCAGATGGTGCAACAGGCTACTGGAGCTGTGGATTCGGCTGGGATCGCAGGACAAGTTAATGGTGAAGCAACTGCTGCTGGCATTAGTATGTCTTTGGGTGCTATCATTAAGCGTCACAAGCGTACTCTCATTAATTTTCAACAATCCTTCCTTATCCCATTTGTAGAGAAGGCTGCTTGGCGTTACATGCAGTTTGATCCTGAGTCCTACCCCGTTAGTGACTACAAGTTTGTAGCTTCTAGCTCCCTTGGCATCATTGCACGAGAGTACGAAGTCACTCAGTTGACTCAGTTGCTCCAAACCATGCCCCCGGACTCCCCTATGTACCCTATTCTTGTTCGTTCCATTGTGGACAACATGAATCTATCCAATCGAGAGGAGCTTTTGGCTGCCATTGAGCAAGCTGCACAGCCCAACCCTGAACAACAGCAGATGCAGCAGCAAATGCAACAAGCACAGCTTCAGTTTCAACAAGCACAGACTCAAGTTCTGCAAACACAGGCTCAGGAGTCCTCTGCACGGGCTGGTAAGCTCACTGTGGAGGCTCAAGCAATCCCTGCGGAGCTTGAACTTAAGAAGATTGATGCCACCACCAAGAATCTTAGGCAGGGAGAAGGTGACGACAAAGAGTTTAATCGACGTTTGCAGATTGCCGATCTTCGTCTTAAGCAAAAGGATCTTGAGATCAAAGAGAAGTCAGTCGAGAACCAACGAATGGCTGCTACCAAGGAAAAAGAAACTGAAGACATGCTAATGCAGCAACTCTCACAAGAGTAACATTGCATGAGCACGTTAACAGACCTTAAGTTATCGTTCCTGTATAACAGAGTAAATGAAAAACTACAAACCATATCAAAGGCTCCAGGTCCAAAAGGGGACAAGGGCGAACGGGGAGAGCGTGGAGATCCTGGTCCGCAGGGCAAGCAAGGACCACAGGGAGTTCCTGGAAAGGATGGCCTTGACGGAGCACCAGGTAAGGACGGGAGTGATGGTCAAGACGGTGTAGGGGTAGAGACTGTTTATGAAGCTGCCGATGGGCAGATAGTCTTTGTACTTACAAACGGAGAAGAACACAGTGTAGAGCTACCTTTGGACCTCTTGGGTGCCAAGGAGCAAAACAACTATGTATCCACCACATCAAGTTCCAGAAGCCCCGTATCTTTTGTTGCAATAACGACCACTCCTTATTATATTATTGAAACTTCTTTGATCAACGGACATAATATATTTGGTGTAAACACAGGAAGTAATGCTACGGTGTATCTTCCTCCATCGGCAATAGACCCAACTAAACTCATTGTGATTAATAACGAAATGCAAAGTTATACAATCACTGTAGAATCAGCGGAAGGATAAACATGGCTTTTCTTAATGATAATGTATATGACTCAGGTCTTTCCTATGTCACTAGCAATGGTACTCGTATTGACATCTGTAGTCAGGAACCGACTACCTATACGCAGGCTACCAGCACCTACACCCTTGGAAACAAAACTTCCATGACCGTAGGTTCCCCAACCAATGGTAATACCGATGGTCGTAAGGTGGTTGTACCTGCGATTACCACGGGAAGTGTAACTGCCACGGGCACTGCTTCCCATTGGGCTTTGACCAATGCTTCAAACACTTTGATTGCTACTGGATCTCTCACCAGCAGCCAAAGTGTCACAAGCGGCAATACCTTTACTCTGGATGCCATTGACATCACGATTCGTGACGCGACTTCGGTGTAATAAAACATGAGTCAAACACTAGTAGAACGGCTTTCTGAAGCAGATATGCAAGGGGTTCCTGATTGGCAGGCAGCAACTATCCTCAATGCACCGGATACCTCTTTGCCTGTAATTGTAGATTGGCAGACCACGTATGTTGGTCCTGGTTCGATTATGGCTGCTCTAGGACCAACGGAAGGCGCTGCCTTGCTCGATACTATCAAAGCATCTACTGATCCTGTGCTGCGTTGGGGTCTTCAAGTAGTTGAAACAGGAAAACTTGACATTGGTCTTACTTCTACTCGGGCACAAATTGATGCCCTTGTAGTCGCAGGGGCTTTGACTTCAGCACAAAGGGACACTCTTTTTGCTCTTTCTAAAACTGAAAGATATCCTTCTTGGGCTGAATTTAATAACACTTTTGTTGATGCTCGCTCTGTGGGCATTGCACGAGGAGGTAAGCCGTAATGGCAGTCGCAAAATGGGCAGCACCGGGTACGCGCTCTAGCAACTTTGCTGGCTCGCCGTCGGCATTTAACGGTCTGGTTAACGGGTCGGAAAGCGGTGTAGTCAACTACGACAACTCGACCAACCGGAACTTGTACGGTGCCGTGACACTAAAGCTGGGATCTATCACCCCAAGTACGGGCGGGTCTGTGACTCTGCGGATCACCCTGTATGATGGCACGGATACCGCGGATAAAGCTGCCGGGGATCTCTACACCGCCCAGCTTCTCAGTGGAGCGAGCGCCAAGGTCGTGATCTGGCCAATGGTTCGCATTTATCCTTTCTCGTTG